TTGTATTTCTATGTATGGAAATCAACGTGTGTCCCCCGATCATGATATGACTTTAACTGATATGTATGATGTAATTGAACAGATTTGTAATTGTGATTGTACTACATGTCCCTATTGTAACGATGAAGAACTTAAGTCTAAGTTGTACGAGACTGCCAAGCTGCACAAAACCAATTGTGTATGTTTGCTGACCCGTTTCTACCAAGGCTATAGAACTGAATCTTTGCTTCAATTTTTAGTAACTCTTAAAGACAATCTCCCCGCTTATTCCCTCAAAAATAAAGAATTAATTAGACTCATATCTCAATCAGAGTATTCGTGTGATATTCCGTTATTTAAAGAAAATCAAGGCCCTTTATATGAAACAAAAATGAAAAGTATAGATCCCCGAACTAAAATCGTAAATCAAGCTCCTGCTATTTATGAAGGTCGCCAAGCGCGTAACGCTGTGCGAACTGTTATTAGAAATCAAGGCCCCCATTATGAAATGAAAATGAAACATGTAACTACGTCACGAATTGTAAATCAAAGTGTCGCTAACTTGACTCCGTTTGTTGATGATGTCCAAACTACATTATCTAAAGCGGATATTCATGTGCGCGATGCTTGTAACATAAGCAATTGTGGTCGGTGCTTATCGGAGCAATCGTCTGTGTCCCTGCAACGGAATTTACCAGAGCAGGACATGGGCGCTATAACGATAGTACGCGATGTTGTATATAAAAACTTATTCAAGTTTGTTGTGACTAAGACGGATTCCCGGAACGTGAAAACAACAACTTATTATGGACAAATATTTATGCTCGGTGGTCGATTAGGTTTAATACCGAAACACTTCCTTAGAGCTATTAAAATGGATCAAGAACTCGGATACACCTTAGAGTTTTGTCTCGAAGATGCGTTTGCAGTAACGACTAGTCAGTATCCAGTTGAAGTAATACAAAGTGCGGAAAATCATATTGAACATGATTCCCGTGACTTAGCTATTATTCAACTCCCGATTAACGCTGGTTGTTATGCACAGGCATTCAAGCATATAGTTGATGAGCAAGATTTATTCAGAGTAGGTCACAACCCAGGTATCTTAGCAAGGTATCAGGTTGCGACTGAAAAAGATAGACAGAAGGGCATTCGCCATTATCGCGAAATGTTTTATTTGTCTACTCTAACTCCTGAAGACAGTCTTGTCGAAACTAATATGCGTGATGAGATAATTACGAATAGAGGTTCATATTTATATCATGCTGTGACTGTTCCTGGTGATTGTGGATCTATCCTAGTCGCCCGAAGCACGAGCATAACTAAGAAAATTGTTGGTATGCATATTGCTGGTTTAATGGGTGTTGTCGAAGGTATCTCTGTTAGTATTACTCAACAGATGATTACCCAGATGATGTCCCATTTTAAATCGTCGTCGCAATATGGGCACGCTATTGTACCGTTTGATGTCAGAAGTGATATCTTGCGGGATAATGGTGTGTTTCAATTGCACGGCACAAAAGTCGGTGTTCGCATCAATGGTAGCGTAAAAACTGCTATGTCGCGTTCAGCTGCTTTTGGAGCTTTGTGTGTATCCCCAAATAAACCTGGATATTTAAGACCTTTCACTAACTCAAATGGCGAACGAATTGACCCTATGAAATTACAGAGATCGAAGTATGGTGTTGTTAGACCGTTTGTATCGATTAATCGTGTACAAACTGTTTATGAGGCAATGTCTGTTTTTTATCATCGTGAATACCAACATACTCCCGAATGGTACAAACAGCCATTGACTCTAGAAGAATCTATCGTCGGAATCGATGGTGATCCTTTTATTAATGCTATAAATCGACAAACTGCTCCTGGATATCCTTATACTTTCAGAAAACCTGCAGGTACAGTCGGAAAACAAGGATGGTTTGGAAAAGACATGGATTATGACTTAACAAATTCGCATTGTCTGCAATTATTAGACGATGTTGAACAATTAAAACTTAGCATGTTGGATAATGTGCGCCCCGAAATTATCTGGATAGATACATTAAAGGACGCTAAAATTCCAATTGCGAAAGCTGATGTTGGTAAAACACGTTTATTTACTGCTTGCCCTATGCATTACAGTATCGCTTTTAGACAATATTTTCTCCCGTTCATTGCACACGCTATGAGGAATCGCGTAGATAACTCTCTAGCCGTTGGTATTAACCCTACCTCTGTGGAATGGACTAAGCTTGCACAACGTCTTCAACGCCAAGGATCCAACGT